CGGGGTTAAGCTCCTGGCCAAACAGTGAGACGGTGACCTTGTCGCTGATGGACTGGATGTACTCCTCGCCCTCGGACAGGAAACCACCCGTGCCCGCTGTTGGGTCGTAGATAGTCACGATGCTATTGGGTTTGAGCTTGTCGTCCTGACCGGTGATCACCAGGGAGGTGGTCAGGTGAACGATGTCGCGCGGGGTAAAGTGCTCTCCGGCTGTTTCGTTCGAGCTTTCCGCAAATTTACGGATCAGCTCCTCAAAAACAATGCCCATCCCAAAGTTGCTGATGCGCGCCGGACTCAGATCAGTTGCAGCAAAACGCTGTACTACCTGATAGAGCAGATCCGCGGAGGCCAACTGCTGTACATAATCCTCAAAATGGAAATGATCAAAGATCTCCCGAGCTTCCTTACTGAACGCCTGGACATAGCTCATGAGGTCGTCGGCAGTCTGGGTATCAGACAGGGTGCCAAGGGACAGAGGCGAAGCATTGAAAAACTGCAGCCCACCCGCAGCGCGCAGCAGCATCTGCTCACGCACCAAATCTGGCCGGCCCTCCTGGGCGTTGGCCTCACGGATTACCGCCTGCCGCGTTGGCTCAAGCACGCACTCCATGCGCCGGAGAAGCGTGAAAGGTAGGATGATTCGACCATACTGTGATTGCTTGAAGTCGCCGCGCAAGAGATCCGCAACTGACCAAAGGAAAGCGGCGGTTTGGGAGTGATTTTCCGTGTTCAAGATACTGCTCCTGAAAATATTCTTCTGGAGGCAGCTTACCTGCTGAGTTTTGCGAATGGTAGAAATAGCACTGTAGAGCGCCCAATGAAGGGTTTGAGGAGCATCCCTGCTCGAGGTAACCGCAGCATTGATGGAAGGGCGAGCGATCCCTTACGAATCAATTGTTTCCGGCGCCCTAGCTTCTGCGCGCAGGAATACGATTTCCTCATGCACTGAGGCCAGCTCTTGACGCGCGACATCCCTCGCCTCTTCCGCTGCTTTGACCAACGAGACCGCATGATCTCTTTCCTGGCGGATTCTGTCTGCATCAAGATGGGCACGGTCCAGCTCGGTTCGTAGCTCCAGTGCACGACGTTCGACTTCCTCGGCTCTTTGTTCTGCCAACGCTGTTGCGCGATCAGATGCAGCCATGGCTATACGTAGCTCGGCAAGCGTTTTTTCCTGAGCCTTCGCTGATTCATCCGCCTCCCTGACGAGCTTAGCCGCCCGATCCCTTTCCTCGCGCAGAAGGTCAGCGTTTGTGTGAGCCCGATCCAGTTCGGCACGAAGCTCCCGTGCCAGGCGTTTAGATTCCGCGGCTTTTTGCTCAGCGTCTACGGCAGCCTCATTAGCCGACGCTAAGGCTGCTTCCATGTTCTCAACAAATTGGGCCTGCGCTCGCTCCACTTCCTTTGCGGACTCGAGCCCGGCCAGCGACGACTCCAACTCGCCGGCCTGTAGCTCGTAAGCCGTTGCCAACTCAGACCTCATCACCTCCAGCTCGCCGCGCTCCCCCTCCCATGCAGCCTCGGCTGCCCGTAAAGATGAGTTCGCAAGCTCTTGAGCATGATTCCATAGCTGGGCCAGAGCTTGCCCACTCATCAGTTGGACAGCTTCCGGCACCTGCACGGACAGAGGCGCAGCGCGAACAGTCTGGGCTCTCCGCCAATCCTTCATTCCAGTTGAGCAATCATTCATACTCACACGTGCAGCCTTCCTTACTGCATCAACTGTCGGAAAAGACTCCTTTCCGCCCTGCTCGTACAGCTCGTCTGCAGCAGTGTAAATGCGATCTCGGATTTCGGTACTTAGCGTCATCATTCAGTCTCATGTGGGTGTGAATCTCCACGCTACCGTCAACCAAAACACGTCACCACCGAACCCGGTGTAACTTTTGCAAATGAGCTGAGACCACGCAGCAACAGTAGTAATCGTAGGATTATTACTATTACTACTTACTACCCCATACCCATGCCGCTGAGGAGCGGGCCGAGTGAGGACCCTGCGTAAGCTCCCCAGAATAGACAGGTTAACCGCTCAATCCGACGCATCTCGACTGCTGGCTTGAAGCTGGTCAGCCCTGCACATACGACTAGGAGCAGCGCCCCAAGCAGCAGAGTATTGAGCAGCTGTCGGCTCAGGAGGATTTCCAGGAAATTTGAACAAGGCCAAGGTTGTGACCTTGAGGCGAGAGCGCCTGGGATTGCAGCCAGCGCGCCCCCGATAGCGCATGCCACCATAAATTGGGACCGCGACATCGAGAGCTTGCCGATTTTGACAACTTTATTGCTAGATACATTCATGATGACGACTCCTTCATTGGTTGGAGTGGTCATCATCAATCAGTGAAACGGTGTCACCAGCGCCAGGCAATAATTCTGTCACGGACAATATGGCGGCGAACGATTTTAAGCACGTCTTCGAAGCGTAAGGCCCTTTTTGAAAGCCCTGTAATGAATCAGGGCCTCGGTTAACCGCTCATCGAACGGAAGCCCAAATCTATGCGCATAGTTCTGTAAACGCAGGTGAAGGCTCTCAAAGTCGATTGAGCATGCATGTATCCAGAGCTTATTGCTGTGTTGGGTGAGGTGTTTATCAGCCGAAGCTACTGGCTTTACCGGACGGCCCTCACCACAGATGGAGAACCACAGAGAGACGTATTCTTTTTCAGTCAACCCCAGAGATTCGAACTCAGAATCCACCTCTTCCAGTCTAGCCAACCCCTCACAGCAACTTATCCACATCATTGCGGCGTAAAGACGGCTGCGATCATTCGCACTTCTCGCAATCTTGCACATTTTCTCCGCTATCTCGCACTGCGAGCTCCAATCCTGGCGCCGTTGGCGCAAAATATTTATTACCTTCCAGGCTTTCTTGGTTTGATTCATGTACTGCAGATACGTTGGAAGCAGCAGCCAATCGGCCAGGCGTAAATCGTCCGATTCTGCATGCTCCAAAATTTGTTGCAGCTCATCCAAGGCAGTCTTCGCATCCCCCCGCTTGTAAAGTGCGTAAACGTCGCTAAATCGAGCTCTCAACTCAGATGATCGCCTGAAGTCTTTGGACTGACCGGCACGTTCTGAGGTTTGGGTTACAGGGATTCGCATTGCAGTTTGACATGGTCAGACATGGCTCTTCCTCGTTAGGGTGAAAAACCAAGCTACAAGGAAGTCACATCCCGTTCATCCGAAAGGGGGTGTAAAAACGGAGCCATTTTTCGAGTGATGATGCTCCCTATCCATGCCCTGCAAATCCTGGGATCGGTTTTGGCAAATCATTCATTTGCTTTAGCAGACGAGTTGCTTGCCACTTCTGAATTGCCACGTCCCAGCCAGCACGCGCATTGAGTTCCTCAAGGAGAGCGTCGAGCATGCCGTCGCCGATGGAGGGAGCGAGGTAAAGAATTTCATTCGGCACATCCAGAAAAAATGAGCTTGCGGATAGAACATGCTGGTCAAGTTCTTCGCAGAAGCGGCGAGTCCAAATGCGCCACTGGTAACTCGGATACTGACCGACCAGTTCATCAAGAGCGACTGCGTTACTTTTCTGCATCACGTAAACCTCGGCCAAAAGCGTATTGTCTAGTGCACTATCGGTGTCACAAGCGGCTGGAAATGCGCTTCCCCGGCACCGATACACATGGCCACTGCAGCTTGGCATTCGAGACGCTGGCGCCAGTCTATGATTCCCTCATCACAAAGGTCTGATAGGTACTCCTCTATCCACACAATGACTCCAATCGCTGACGACTCGTCTCGCATCAGAATTTTTAACTGAGCGCCCAAGATTGGGAACCGGTTAGCTAAATCGAACAACACCATTTCTACCCCCCATTCGAGTTGCGCAAATGTTAAACATGCGTATTTTCATACACAGCAGGAGAACATCCGTCTCGAGATGTTTGGTGCTGCAGGTGATGCCTATACGCACCCTGCAGCACATGCCCCATTCCCAAGACAGCCCTACTCTGCAGCAACGGACTTTGTGTCAACACCCCCCTAACAACTGGATTTGCGCTTCTTGCGCACGTGGATGACCCAACCACGTGCTGTGCGAGTACGACTCGCACAACCCAGCGCGACTACGTCGCGCTTCCGTGCGTAGCACGGCTGTGTCAGGCTCAAAAACCCGCCTGACACAGCCGTGCTGTCTAGCCTCTGCGCTTATCACGCACACAAACCCACGCACACACTCAAACGCCGATAGCGCGCAGTAACACAGCGCGCTATCCTGTGCCTGTACCAAAACGCGAGCTAATTTTCGCGCGTGCACCGCCACGAAAAACCGAGGATCACCATCAGCCTGCAATTCAGCCTGATGATGAACAGGCCGAGCAAATTTAATTTTTGCTCAGCTGCACTGCCCAGTCAGATACCCGGCGATACCGCATCCAAATTGACGCGACCGCTACCATCAAAACTGGGAATTTATTGGCGTGAACAGTCCGAGCCAGCACAATTGTGCAAACAGGGGCGAATAGGGAAACCGCTGAATCAACTTGTTGATCAGTCATTCTTACAGGCGTTTTTACACCCCGATTTGGTAGCGCACGCATCGGTGATCTCGTAACGTTTTTTCATGGCAAACCCATGGGAAAACTAAATGCTTACCGACGAATTCAACCCCAAAGTCACACTCTCACGGCTGCGCGCTGAGGCGCAGGTCCGCAGGAAAAAAAGTTACCGAACTTCACGCCTTGACCGCTTAGCTGGCGAATTGCTGCAGCTGCACCGAGCGGGAGCAACCGCAGCGGAACTGCAGCGCTGGCTTGCATCTGAGCGCCGCATACGCGTCACGCACAGCACGGTTTCACGCTGGCTGAGGGGGCGCGCAGGTGGCTAAATTCGCGAAGTCTTCAACTCAGGCCACTAAGGCCATCGCTCGCGTTCAACGTGCCGGCGCGCTACGCAGCGTCGGCACTCAGAGGGGCTATCGTGATGCCCTCGTCAGGGCGGCCGACTACGCGCGCGCAGAGCGCATAGTGGGTGGGTTGTATGCGATGACCCGTGACCAGGTTATCACCTACCTGGAAACTCGGGCTCAAATCGTTGGCCAAAAAACTCTCGACCTGGATCGCCAGGCGGCGCAAATTTTTCTGCGCACCACTGGCGCACTGCAGCCTAGCGAGCGGCTGCCTGTCATCAAGTCGGAGCTAGATCAGGCCCAAGGGTCGCGGGCTTACACACGCGCCCAGGTGGAGCTAGTCGCTCAGGCCCAGCAGGTGCGGAACTCGCTATCGACGCAGCTCGCACACGCAGCAGGCCTGCGCGCGCATGAGTTATTCACCCTGAGGCCGATAGCCGAGCGACAGCCAGATCCACGGCCGAGCCTACCTGAAAAATTTTCCGGTCGAGAGCCAGGTGTGCCGTACACCGTCACGGGCAAGGGGGGGCTCACGCGAGAGATCCGACTTCCGCAAGGCCTAGCTGAGAAGCTCGAGGCCCGCCGGCTACAGACCCCGATAAGCGTGACTGATCGAGGGGTTCACTACGCACAGCGATACGATATCGGCGGTGGCCACACCTGGAGCCAGTCATACAGCTCGGCATCCACTCGCGCCCTGGGGTGGTCAACTGGTGCCCATGGCGTCAGACACACATACGCGCAGTCCCGCATGCGCGAGCTGCAAAATTCAGGGCTCATGAGGGATGCGGCGCTGCGGGTTGTTTCGCAGGAGATGGGCCACTTTAGGCCAGAAATTACAGAGGTATATCTCAGATGAAGAAATTGCTCTCGTATCAGTTTATGACTGAGCCAGCGACTCCCCCTCGACGCCTCAGGCGCTGGTTCGTCGAATTTGATCAATATGGGCAAGCGCTAACCGTCCTGCTGCTGTCACTCGCAGCGATTGGCTATTCGCAGATATCTGGGCTAGCGGACGGCATTGTAATGGCCGTGCTGGGCAGATTCTGGGCACTGTGGGTGCTGACTGTCCTGATCACCTATTTGCTCGCCCTGGACCTAACCGCCGAGATTTACGAGCGCACTACTGGGGCCGCCTACAGGCGCAGGGAGCGAGAGCTGCGGGGTATTGCAGCATCCGCTGAGAGGGATGCTGTATCAGCGGCCGAAGCCGCGGTTCGAGTGCGAACCCGTCAACTTGATGAGCGAGAGGCCGCTCTGGCTGACATGCAGAATAGGCTCAGGATTGAGTCCAGCGAGCTGCATGAGCAACGGCTCCTGCTGGCTACAAAATCGCGTGAGTTCAAATCCAGGGATCAGGCTGTGTGTTCAGGTAGTAAACGCAGGTCTAAAAAATACCGGGCCTCAGCTCCGGCCTCGTTCAAGGACCTCGGTATTCCGTAACCCCTATCTTTGTTCTGCCCCTACTTTTTGTAGCAATGCTCCTGTACGGATTTAAGGCGCTGCTTGTAACGTTCACCATCTGGGTGGCCGCAGGCAATGAGCCGTCCCACGCGTCCCATTACACTGCGAAACGTTGGTTCCAATTGCCCCCAACTGCCGCCTTGGGTCGCTTGATCTTCCACTTGTTTTACCGCTGCGCGGATAGCCTTACGCTCTGCCTTCGTAAGGCTTGGTGCCGCATTGAAGACCGAGAGGCCGGTGATTGTAAGAGCCTCAAAGCCCGCTTTCGCCTGTATCGTTTGCCCCCGTTTACGCACGTGGAGCTTTGAACGCTTCTGTTGGCAACCCTTCTTCGCAAGCATAACCGTTACCGCCCCCACCAATTCGGTAAGCACTAGACCGTCCAGAGGCATCATTGCGGAAATCGTAATGTCATCGGCAAAACGGGAGTACTTGAGTCCACGCAAGTTGAGACGAGAGACCAGAGTAGGCTCGATATCCCAAAACACCAAGTTGGCCAGATACCCGCTGGTGCTAGCGCCCTGTGGAATGACACCGTTGCGGGTGGTCAGTAACGCCAGCAGTTGAGCAACCTCCTCAGAAAAACCGAATAGTCCGGTAAAAATATGCTCTACATGCTGCACGCGGATGGACGGAAAGAAGTCCTTGATGTCCTGAAGTAGGATGGTTTTGGCTTTACCGTGCGTCAGGGCATTCGAGTAAATGCTCCTGGGGGAGCTCGGATCTTTGATTCCCCCGTGGAGGTAGTCTGGGTAGCGAACCCGAGCCAGAAACTTATCAACGATTTTGCGCTGGATCGCCTTCAGTGGTTGATGAGCATCGTAGGTGTCACGCACGCTGCCATCTTTTTTTGTTTGCGGGACATGGCGGTATAAGCTCGAACTGCGCTTTGCCAAGCTCTTAAGCAGTTCGACGGGCTCCCCAAGCGCCAAAGATAGAGCCTTTAGGCTATAAATGGGTTTGTAGGGGTAACGCGGGGCATCCATTTCCTATCTCTAAATGACGTGAGGCCGATCATATGGATCGGCCTCACTGGAATTCGAATGATGTGGTCTGTTGCGTCATGAGGCAATTACCTCAAGGACTTTCTCCACCGTGAGGCAGATTTCATCCCAAGCAGATTCAGGGTCCTCCAAGATCCATACAGCAAAGCGTTTGAGGCCAATTGCGGCTGAAAATTTTGCAACTTTTTTAAGCCACTTTTCACTTTTGCGTTCCGGCTCCTGGCGAGGCTCGGTCCCACCTTTGACGCGGGCATCTTCAATGTTGTGCATGTGCTGATCGGTACGACCGGCAGCGTTCTTCAAATGTTTCATGGTTAATGCTCCAAACGGGCGAAATTGCCCCGCCGTCAAGCACTTCGGGCCGAATGGAACTTTGAAGATGCCGCTACAAACCACAGTTCTGCTTATCAAAAATTGATAAGCCGTCCGCCGCTTTACTGTCGCTTAGCCGATAAGACTTCACTGACAACCACATGACGTTAGCCACATGACCCTCAGCGCTGAGCACGTCGGTTGGGACGACAGATTGTGGGGCGAAGGTAGCTCTGGAGAACACCAGAGCTGGTCAGTTCCCTGACCGCCAACTGCAAGCCCGATTCATAACCATGTTTAAAGAGCACCTGGGCGGTAACACCCAGCTCCCATACTTCTACATGTGTACGTGGCGTTTTTCAAGTCGATAATTTAGTCGCCTTGGAATCAGAAGCAAATCACGTAAGGCTCTAAATAACCGGCCATGCTCGGCCGCTCAGTTATCCACCAATAATGGGAGACTAACTATAGGTAAAAGCTTTTTTACAGGATAACAAACAGGAAAACATACAGGAGGGTCGCGAGAACCCACGGGGTTACTGGGCTTAGCCGGGGGGAGGCATGACAGTTCCTGCGCGAGGCGTGACAGTTCCTGCGCAGGTCGTGACAGTTCCTGCGTGGACAAGTGTGGCGCGCGCGTGACAGTTCCTGCGTGGACAAACGATGGTTTCCACAGGGTTGTTGACAAGCAAAATGGGGCAAGGCAAGCAGTACGATTACCACTTGGCCTTTGGGTGCTGGCCACAAAAAACCCAGCGCCGTTGCTGGGTTTTCATAGCGGGATATATCACTCCTGGGGCGGCACGCCCTTGCGCCTCACATGCGGGGCGCAGCGCTTCAGTAGCAGCCCCTTATCCGTTGGAGTGATATCCAATTCCGGCCAAACCATCCCCACCTTGTCCAGTGCATCCAAGAACCGTCGTTTGAAATCGCGGCGGCCCTGGGGAGTATTAGCATAGCTTGCGCCGATTTGGGTCATCAGGCTACGCCACGGAATTACGGTATCCCGAGCTAGATAGCTGACGCGATAGGTAGCCCAACAATACACGTCCAGAGCCATAGGCGACTTCTTAATAAAACGCAGAACCCGCGTATCAAGAGGCACAGGCCGCTCCGTTATGAGCGTGAAGAATTTTGGGGACAGCTCTACATGGGAACACCAAAGTGTAGTCTGGCTAGGATGCCTCGTGTCCCACCACAGTTCGGTCTTCTCGGCGACCATAGAGCCGCCTATTCGGTTTACGACCTGACCAGTATGTTCCTGGTATTCGGTGACGGTGGCAGTGACCGCAGTACTAAATAACCGAGTCATCTGCTCACGAAGAGCAGTAATAGTCCCGTTTTCACCGCCGGTAGCCCGCAGACCTAACTCCGACATGAAACCACTTAGAGACTCACCGAACTCCAGCCTGAGTGCGTCCTGCTCACTGATATAGCCGTGCTCCATCCGAAACTTGTTTCTGACGGCCTGCGTGGTGATCCACACCAACAACAGGCGAGCATAACTACCATATGGTAAGCCTACCGCTGAAGGAGCCATCATGTGCATAGACAAGTGACCATTGGTTCGGCTCCACTCGTGGCCAAGAGGCTTTCTATGCGGCATAGTGGCCTGAATGAGTAGGCGGGCAATAAAACCCAGCTCGTCAGCCTCCTGTGCGCTCTGCCCCTGGATCGCAAGAATTTGGTCAACCGCCTTATTAGCACGCTTAGCTTGAAGCTCGTCCTTAGCCCTGCCTCGTGCGGACAGTGCCCCCCCCTCTTTGGAGCCATCATCTAGAAGTACCTCGGCGCTCAGGCTAGGCATTGCAGGGCAACTTCCCAACCAGAATAACCGCGAGATCATGCGCACGATAGAATGTGCGACGGCCAAGCCGCAGTGTTGCGGGCTCAAGGACTTGCCGTAGGCTGCTATCTGCCCTGGCTAACTCCCAGTTAAGCCCAGAAACTTTGCGCTTCAGAACATCGGCCAGGTGCTCTCTAGTCAGGAGCAGTCCATAGGTACTGATAAGATGCTGTTCAATTTTCGCAGCAGGGGATGTGAACTCGCTTGTGTTCGACGCAGACATAGTGAAACTCCAATTTTCTCGGGTGTTTCACTAAAAGTGCGAAGAGGTGCCCCGTTTTCGGCCCTTTTTTGGGGCTCCTCTCAAAAAAAACTTAAAATAAAATCTTTCGCATGCGAAAGATGGCTGTATTTCTCTAGATTTGCCGCTGCTTACGTAGCAAATCGATCCGCTCCACGAGGTCCTCCGCACGGAGGTGGGTGTACCTTTTAACCATTTGCATACTCCTATGCCCGCTAATGGCAGACACCTCTTGATCCGATAGCCCATCCTCTACCAAGCGGCTAACGGCTTCGTGCCTCAGATCGTGAAAGCGCAGGTCGCGCATGCCCAATTTGTTTCTAATCTGTTGCCATGTCTTATTGAAGGAATAAGGCCGTCTGCGGCCGTTTGCACCCGGCTCCCCAAAAAAAATGAGATCAGTATCGATGGGTCTATAAGGGTGGTCGAGTGCCTGTTTGAAGACTGCTGTTGCGGCCATGCTAAGCGGCACTATGCGACGCTCCCCGTTTTTGGTCGCGCTTAATGTGACAATTCGGCGCCGAATGTCTACCTGCGTCCGTCTGAGATTAGTAATTTCGGACGACCGCATTCCGGTCTCAATAGCGATCCGGACGATATAGCCGAGAAGAGGGTTCGAATGGGCGTCAACAGCAGCATAAAGACGACGCTCCTCGTCAGGCGTCAGACGTCTATCCCGCCCCCTTCCCGCCGCAGGCTTTCGTACATTCAGGACCGGATTGAACGGGAGGCCTACGCCCCACTCTCTGATACAGACATTGAACATGTGACTGAGCAACGCCAGCTCAAGGCGAACCGAGTTGTTGCTTACAGGTGTATTGCGCCGCGTTGTCTCAGATAGACGCTGATCCCGATAGCCAGAGATCAGCTCTGCAGACAGGGCTGCTAAGGAATAGCCCCCAAGCCTACGAACAAGGTTCTTCGCGCTGCCTTGCTCGCTAATAAGGGTTTTGGGAGCTTTGGTGGGGCTGACTTCCGAGAGGTAACGCTTGAGTGCCTGCTCGAGCGTCATTCGCTCCGAGGCTGTGCGCTGAATATAAACGCCGCGCACCATCTCATCCTCGACACGCCGGGACCAGTCAAGGGCATCACGTTTTGTACGAAAGGTCTTCGAGGTGGTAGGCCATCCGTGTTTGCGGATGAGAGCCTTCCAAGTACCAGAGGGGGTTTTGACGATCGTTGCCATGCTGTTCTCCGAGGTGGCGATCAGTACGACTGTACTGAAACTGTACCTCGGGAACATCTGAATGCGGGGTCAAAAACTGCAGCATCGCTGCAGCCCTTGATTTGTCTGGTGCCGGCACCAAGAGTCGAACTCGGGACCTACTGATTACAAGTCACTCAAATTGAGCCGTCACATCAAATACTTACGCGGCACAATTGTACGCAACACCAACCCGCCAACGCCAGTAATCTCGGGGACTTCACAAACCATTGTACGCACCAATAAGCTGTATATATATACAGCAAAGGTGCAGCCATGATTTTCTACGTGACACGCATGCGGGTGAAGGGGCGGCCGCTCACACCCGACCAGCTGAACCGCGGCGAGCGGCTGCGTTGCAATGTTCGCATTGAGCACGAGGGCTGCGTACAGGGCCGATCTTCGGTCGTCGCCCGCACGCTCGGTAGCGGCGGCCCATTAGAGGCAGGCCCACTGCCGGATCTGCTGGACTGCCAGCTACATTCAATGCAGGCCAATGCAATGGTGCTGACAGGCACAGAGGAAATAGACGGAGTGATGTACGCGCAGTCGTGGCTATGCAGACCCATGCTGTAAAGACCAATGCCTCACCGAGGCTATTGTGATAGCCTCCAAATGCTCACCACATTCCTTGGAGCTTCAAATGAAATGGAATTTCATGTTGGTCACCACTCTGGTTCTCGCGTTAAGCAGCAGCCTTGCCAGCGCCATAGAGCGCGGCCCCATTCAACTGGCCGGCATCAACGCGGAAGTCTGGGGAGACTACACCGTTACTCCATCCCTGTTCCCTGAAGAGTCTTGGCGCTTCTACCTGATAGTCGTGCCAGAAAGCGTACGGCAAGGCACGCTCATCCAGATGGCCAAAGCGTTCTACGCCAAACACCCTCATACCCGCGCTCGATTCTTCAGTAACACAGAGCACCTGCAGCAGTACGTCGACCGAGACATTTATTACAACGACTCAACCGGCACGGCGAAAGAGGTCGACTTCCCTGACTCTGTGTGGGTGCAAAATCACCACCTGAACCGCCCCGGGTTTCGCGGAGGCTTCAACTCCTGAGAAGATGAAGCCATGAACAAGACAAACAAGTTTTCCCCTGAAGTCCGTGAACGAGCCGTGCGGATGGTGCAAGAGCATCGCGGCGACTATCCCTCGCTGTGGTCGGCGGTCGAGTCGATTGCACCCAAGATCGGCTGCGTACCCCAAACGTTGCTGGAATGGGTCAAGCGTGCAGACGTCGATGCCGGCGTACGGCCGGGCGTCAGCACAGCCGACGCGCAACGCGTCAAAGAGCTCGAGCGCGAGGTCAAGGAGTTGCGCCGGGCCAACGAAATACTCAAGGTGGCCAGTGCGTTTTTCGCCCAGGCGGAGCTCGACCGCCGGCTGAAGTGATCTACGCTCTGGTGGATGGACACCGGGATGCTTTTGGGGTCGAGCCAATCTGCACGGTGCTGCAGATTGCCCCGTCAGCCTATCGCCGGTATGCCGCCCGCCGTCGAAATCCGGATTTGCAAAGCCACCGAGCCCGGCGCGACAGCAAGTTGATGCCAAAGATCGAAGCTGTGTGGAACGCGAACCTGCAAGTTTACGGTGCTGACAAGGTTTGGAAGCAGATGAACCGTGAAGGAGACGCCGTGGCCCGCTGCACGGTCGAGCGGTTGATGCGACGACTTGGCCTGCGCGGAGTCCGGCGTGGCAAGATCGTCCGCACCACAGTCAGCGACCACAAGGCTCCGTGCCCGCTGGACAAGGTGAACCGGCAGTTCCGAGCCGACCGACCGAATCAGTTGTGGGTGTCCGACTTCACCTATGTTTCCACTTGGCAAGGCTGGCTGTACGTGGCCTTCGTTGTGGACGTCTTTGCCCGGCGCATTGTCGGCTGGCGGGTGAGCCCATCGATGACAACCGACTTCGTGCTGGATGCGCTGGAACAGGCCTTATACGCACGTCAGCCTGAACGCGGTAGCCATCTGATCCACCATAGCGATCGCGGGTCGCAATACGTCAGTATCCGCTACAGCGAACGGTTGGCCGAGGCTGGCGTGGAGCCGTCGGTAGGCAGCAAAGGGGACAGCTACGACAATGCCCTGGCTGAGACGATTAACGGCCTGTACAAGGCCGAAGTGATCCACAGACGCTCGTGGCGCAATCGTGAGCAGGTGGAACTGGCCACGCTCCAATGGGTGCATTGGTTCAATCACCAGCGACTGCTCGAACCCATCGGATATATACCGCCGGCAGAGGCTGAGGCAAACTACTATCGGCAACTAGCCAGTCAGGCTTCCAAGGTGGCGGCTTGACTTAAACCAAACAGCCTCCGCGAAACCCGGGGCGGTTCACCTCGGCAATATCAACAACAGGTCTACTCGACTAAACCGCGCGTGGATGCTGGAAGACAGATACGGTAGCCAAATTTCCACGCTGCCATAAGTGAGCGATACCCAGCCGCGCCAGAAGTCCCGATGAACCAGTAGTCCAAGCAAACGCCAATGGAGATCACCATGTCTAGATACGAACAACTGAGAAGCATTGAGAGGGCACGGGTAGAGCGAGAGAATGCCTACTGGACCCCTCTGCAAGAAGCCGCTGGCTCCACCGTCAAAGCAGTTGAGGACTACCTTGAGCTGCCGTCAAAAGCCTTCGAGCTACAAGGCAAGGCAGAGCGCTATGTCTCTCTAGGACTTTACAGCGCCGGAGATTTTGAAACCCTCCGCCCATTCCAACTCTCCGGAGAAGATGGACTAGTCCCGTTTAACATAGCAGTTGCAATTGAGACCGCACCCAACGCGTACCCAAAACGCAAAGTGATCATCAATTTCGAAGCCAGCTACGACGACAAGGACTTATTTGTCAGCATCCAGCCTGGAGACGAGCTCGAGGAACACATCCAAATCACAGGACCGGAAAGCTATCAAGCAGTAGCAGAGGCCGTATACGGCCTTATTGAAAGAAGCATTGATATGCAGTACCCAGACTAACCAGCATATGAATAGAAGCCCACCTAACAGGGCTTCTACTTTCTGCACTCCCTCGCATAACCCTGCAAATAAACCAGCTTCTCCCTATCCTCGATCATTCCTGCTCGGATATCCCAAACAGCTTGTCCAGCTGCTCCACTGAGTTCGAGGGTGGCGACATCGCCCATGCTGCAGGCGCCGGAGTCGGCAAGGGCTCCGGCGACACGAGCGTCAGCTCGGGCGACTTTGACTTCGATGCGCAGCCGGCGGCGCTCATTATCAGCATCACTGTAACTGCGACGCAGGCTTTCGTTTTCAGCTTTTGCATCTTCCAGCTCCTGGTAGTGCTTCGTGTCGAGCGCCTGCAGGCGTGCTTGCTGGGCAACGTATAGTTCCTGCTGCTGCCGCAGCTGCTGCGCCCCGGCTCGGGCAATCTCGCCCAGCGTGTCCGAGTGCAGCTTCTCAGCGGCAGCAACGTCAGCTCGACCATTTGCACCACTCCAGCTCCAGCCAGCCCAGAAGCCCGACCCGACCAGGCCGATCAGCAGCAAGACGGTGAAGCCAATCTGCGCTGCCAGCTTGTACTTGCCAGGTAAGCCCATCATGCGTCGACCGCTCCATAACGTAGGTTGCCAACCACCCGCCGCGCCCAGCCCTTGCCAAACTGCGGCCAAGTGGAGAGCTTGGTGTAGAACTGCAGGCGCTCGGCGTTGAAGCGCATCAGCACATCCGTGACGGCCATTGCTCGCACCGCATTGAGCGTGATGCTGCCCACGTCACCGTCATCGGCAACATCAACTGCGCGCTGCAGGAACCGCACCGCGTTCTCAATGCCGTGATTCACCGCCGCATCGAACAGCTGGAATCCGATAGCGCCGTCATATTCGTCGGCCCGCGCTCGACCCCAATAGGCGACCCGGTAAATCTCTTTGGCCTGACTGCGCGTCAGCTGCCGCATGTCATCCAGGTACCCATGCGCCCGAGCCACCCGCTCAGTGATACCGAAGTTGGTGGCACCGCCCGGGTCAGCGGGGTGATTGACGTACCCGCCCTCATGACCGATCAGCCGGTCAAAGGCTTCATCAAAATCCATTGGAACCTCGATAGGAAAAGCCGCCCTGCGGCGGCTGTTGTGATGGGGTTATCATTTGCTGTTTTTTGCCAGCGACAGTGTCGGCGCGGGCAGGCACTATCGGCTGGCTCTACACGGATGTGGGCATGTACCGAAGTACCGCCGGGTTTTGTAGTACCGGCAACCCTCCCCGCTATACCTCAATGTCGTACTGCGGCAGGCTTGGCGCTTGGCCGGTGATGCTGCCGTCTGTGATGAACGCCTTTTGTCCTACTCCCACGCCAGTGCCCTGCACTACCACCTGAACGCCATTGCGCAGAGTGACGGTGCTGGTACCGGTTACGTTGTTGACGCTAGCCACGGTGCCGACTGTGCGGCTGCCGCCTGGCAGCAGGCCGATGAAGCGCTTCCAAGGGTTTACCGTTGCCACTACGCGCCCTCCGCGTGATGCCGCTCTAATCGCAGCGTTTGCTTCACTCGGCTCGCGCCGATGCCCTCTGCGGTAATCTCTGTGCTCAGACAAAGGCCGCGCCAGGTTTCATCAACGTCGCGTACTTCACACAGCTGCGCTGGCGTGACCAGACCTGGCGCAGTCTCTGCCGGAAACAGCGGCAGGTTCAGGGTAACAATCTCCTGGTTGCCGCCCTTGCAGATCTCGGCAATGCCTCTGCTGCGGGCCGGGTCGGTGCCGGTCATCCAGTCGGTGAACACGTCCGGCGCGGGGTTGTCGCCTGCGGTACCGGCCCGGCGCACATCGACCGATACGCCGTAGTTGGTGCCACTGACATAGCAGCCGTTCCAATCCGGTTGCGGCTGCCATTCGCTGCCCCAGTCGCTGACGATAGCTGCAGGAATGATGCGATCCATCACCGCGCTGGACCACTGCCAGACCGGCGCACGGTAGCGCGGCAAGATGGTCAGCTCATCACTGGCCATCGCGGGGCTGACAACGCCGCCTGCCGTCTCGGCCAGTGAAGCGATCACCTGCATTGGCGTCTGGCTCTGGTAGCTGAACGCGCCAGCGGGCAGGGTCCAGTCTGGCGGGCCGAGGGTGTAGCTATCCCAGTTAAGGGTAAAGCCAGTGTTGAGCAGCTCATTACTGGCCGCCAGCTCGGCGTTGATCGCTGCCGTGTTCACCTGACTGCGGGTTGGCGCATAGGGCGCGGCCAGCAGCTGCGTGCGGCTTACCCCGGTGACGGTGTAGGTTTCTTTGCCCAGCTGACCAGCGCCGCTGTAGCGCTCAATCAGGAACACCCAGGCGTGGCCATTAATGGTGACCTCTACCGTTTTTGGGCCACCGGCGTCTGGCCGCACCTGGTTAAGCGACGTGCGCCCGAACAAATTGGCCGAGAGCGTCCAGGCGAAGCTGTCGATATCCAACCCAAGGCGCAGGTTTGTTGCGTCCAGCGGCACACGGTCGGGCAGCACCACAACGCTGACGCTGTTGGCGATCATGTAGGTCTCCAGAATATCCGGCTCTGCCGGCGGTGGTTCGATGACCGTAACGGGGCCATCGTAATCGGGGTATTCAACGCCGGTGGGCACTGGGTCCAGCGCTCTGGCGCGCCCCCACAGCAGTTGCAGGAACCGGCCAATCTGGCGCGCGCTGCTGACCTGCAGCGCGGTCGAACTGTCTACCGGCTGAATAACCCGCGCCGGCGGCACATAGCGAAAGTCAAAGAACACACCCGGCGTGCTCGCAGGGGTATATCTGCCGCCGGCAAAGTTGAACGCCAGCAGCGTGCCGGGCACATACAGGCTGCGGTCCCGCTCCAGGGCGGCATCGTAGCGGGGGCCGTGTTCATCCACACGGTGGTACCGGGGGGCGGCCTCCGCATCCTTGCGCGCCGGCGCCGGGTTGTAAGCCACGATGATCCGCAAGTCCACACGTTGGATGCTTTGGTCCCAACTTCCACCCAGACGCAGATCCAGCGCGGGCACATCGCCGAACGGCAGCCCGGCAGCGTCATCGCGTGCCTGACTGCCTCCCCAGGCCAACACTGAGGCATCGTCCTTTGCTTCATGCCCTGCCCATTGCAGCGCCGCGCCGCCCTCCAAGGCATCCGCCCGCCCCCAGTTGCCAGAGCAAGCAACCTGCGCGACCGCCATGCTACCCCAAGCTGAGCGGGCAGCAGGCACACGAAGGCGCCGCGCTCGGCTCCAGCCGGCGCGGATATCGGTTATCAGCATTCAGGTCATCTCAACGGTGATAGGGCCGTGGGCCAAGGGGCGGTAGTAGCGCACGGCCTGCAGGCGTGCAGTGCCCGCTAGGCGGGGCGGGTTATCGCCCTCAATCGGCCACCAGGCCGGCTCAGACTCCGGCAAGGTGCCAGCCTCGGTGACGTCATACAACCAGCCCCGGAACACCGAGGGGCGGATGCGCTGGCCTACGGTGACAGCCAGGCCAGATTGATAGGGCATGCCGTAGTCATCCAGGCCGAGGGCATAAACCAGCCCACCCGACACACGCATGTTGAGGTCATCACTACCAATTTCCTCAAACCCTGCGACGCGCCACTCCCCTGTCGTCGTCTTCTCTAACGCCACAATCTCTCTGGACTGGATTTGACTATCTACCCGCACCACGGCAGGCACCAAGGCCGGATTGCCAGAAGGCCCGGAACTACCCGTGCCATCATTCAGGTCAATAGCAAACACCACATCACCTGCGATATCAGGCGTACGCACCGCCGCGTAGGGCTTGGCATCAAAATCGTAAAGCATCACTGCCCTAATACCATCAACCGCCGACGCAACGACGCGCTCAGTAGCTGTAAGCCCATCACGCAATGAAAAGAACACAAGCGGGCGCCGATCATGGACGCTCGCCCAGAGCACCGCTTCTTTGTAGTCAGGCGTTTCTTCGCCATCGCGCGTGGCGTTGACCACAAGCTCGCGCAGAGGCGGCGCCACGAAGCCCAAACTGGCCGGAGAGTAAACCGCAACAAACGCCATAGGATCACCAAAACGCCACGTTATCAGTCATAAGAAACCCACCGTGGTAACCCTGGGCGTGGGCGTAGTTGGCTCCATCAACGTTCACGACCTTCCCTGAGTCGGTAAAATCGCTACCGGAGAAGCCCAGTGCTTTTGCATAGGCGGCCCAACCGTGCAGAGCCAAAACGTCGTCATACACGACACCTCGCAGACGCCCCGCATAGCCGTCACCTACCGCCAGTCTGGGCTGCTGCAACTGCACTCGCCCTGGCACCTGACCAGCCAACCCAGAATTAATGTACTGAGTGCGGTTGTTCAGGAAGGGCTGAGCCTGCGTAGCGATAAACTCGGCAACGCCTGTCGCCTGGTTGCGCGGTGCGGTAAACCCACCACACAGCGTATAAACGCCGGAGTTTCCGTTGTAGTTCGCGTAGTCGCCCCCAAGAGCAACAAACCTGTTACTCACTCCCATGTCGTTGTCTACGTCACCAAAATACAGCGTCGTCTGGTAATACTGGTTTGCAGTGCCTGATGCACTGGTGACCGATATAACTGCCGTTTTATCGTCCGCTACCACTGTCCACCGCGAGGTGGAAAGCTGCGCCTCAATCGGCCATAGGCTCAGCAAGTGGCGGCGGTACGGAGATACGTCGACACCACCGACACGGTATTCTCCCGAACACACGTTCGCTCCAACGACGAAAGGCCCATCAGTCCCGGTCATCGACTCAGCAACATAGATGTGAATCGCGTATCCATTCATAGCTGGGTACGGAGACGATGCAGCCAGGTCGGAAACAAAATTTATAAAGCTCGACCCATTACTCAACGCGAAGCCGTTGGCATGTTCGTGCTCAAGGGTCCACCCAGCCCCTGGCTTGGAGCCATAGCCAGTGACCAAGCACGGCACCAGGATTTGCTTAAGCATGCTCTGCAGGTTGCCGCTCAAGTTGCGGCCAGGGCTGCCTGTGTCATCCCAGGAATAGAAACGCGGCGCTCCCATACTTCCACCTCACGCTGTGCATCAGTCCGCGTCGCCGCGAACCTGCAAATTAAACTGATCGTCCTCGACGGTGCCTTGGCCACTCAACACCGTGCGCACCACCCACATCGGCCCCAGGCAGGCATCAGTGTTGAAGCGCACCGCGTTGCCAGCAGCCCAGCCCGTGCCCCAGCCTTCCTTGCGGATCGTGAAGTAAGGCGTGCCGGTGGCCGGATTGATGGGCGCGCAGTCGTTGGCAAGCGTGCCCGTGCTGATCACGCCGAGCTGCTGCTCAACGACGTTGAAGGTAGTGGCCCCGGTAAACACCAGCGCCCACTTCCCGGCAATCGCACCCTGGTTGGTGATCACAACAGGCCAGTTCAGCAGGTTGTATTGAGCGGTGGTGCTGTTGCCGCTGGGCTCGTCACCCCAGTTGGGGGCGCCGGTGTTCCAGGTTTGCTGGGTGAACCAGCGAAATACACGGGCCTGCAGATCGCCCCAGGTCACCGCGCTGCTGACTCGCGTTTCGCCGGCGGGCAGATCCCAGGGCACGGGGGAGCCGATGCCCAGCGCGCCAGTGATCTGCACCTCTGAGCACACGGTCATGTGCTCCACGCGGTCACGGATGTACAGCGGGCTGACCAGCGGGTTGCCTTCGGCATCTTCCAGCAGCACCGGGTTGGCCCAGGTGAGCGAGCCCAGCTCCCGATCTGTGCTGTATTGCGCGGGGTCCATCAGCACCCCAGCAGCATCCACCACCTCAATGACTGCCTGATAGGCGCGGTCCAGAACTACCGTCTGCCCCGCTGCCGGCGTGACCTCCTGCTCAGCCGTGTGATGGACGACGAGCACATCACCCTCTCGGTAGATCGGCACACGGCCATCCGCCGGCAGGCGCACAGGGTCCAGCCCCAGCAGTTCTGCCGACATAGGCAGGCTGGTCTGCACCACGGCGTTGTAGGAGACCAGTGACGCGATGACGGGGACGCTGGCAGCACCAGTGACATCCAGCGGGTCCGTGGTAAAGCGCAACCGCACAATGCCGGTCTGGATATCCACCGTGCCATTGATGATGCCGCCCACCACATTGCCATTCAGGTCAGCGGTGGCCGTCACTATCTCTGCGGTGTCTGCACGCACCACGGTGATCTGCAAGCTGGCCGGGCGCAGCGGCGCACCGGGTGTGCGAAACACCAGCTCGGTGGTGCTGAATCCGGCACTGCTGGTCAGGCAGGCTACCCGCGTAACGCCAGCACTGATGCCAGCCGGGTAGCTCGATAGCGTGGCCTTGCGACCAGCGTAGTCCACCGTGCCCACTGCCGCACCGGCGTTGGTGCTGGTATTGACCGCGCGGAACAGCACACCAGCACGATCGATGTAGGTCTCGCCGCCCCATTGCACCACCAGGCTGCCCGGCACGATGGGGTCAGCCACGCCCGGCAACAGGTGCAGCTCCAGCGCCGGCGTGTTGACCGAGTGCGTCTGGCTGTCGTAACTGGCGCCGGCCTCTTGGGCGCGCACCATGAGGGTGCCGCCGAACACCTCCTGACGCGGCACAACGGTGGTCACCGTGCGCGGCGTGCTCTTGTATCGTTTACCCGCGACAACGCCCATTGTTATACCTCTACCATGTCGTATTGCACTTCGTGCTCCACGTAGTCGTAGAGCTGCTCTACCTGCAGGCTGAACGCCCCAGTGCTGTAGTTGACGCTGCCGCTGAAGCCAATCCAGTTGCCGGCGCCATCGTCATTGGCTTCATGCTCAACCATCTGCACGCCACTGTAGGTGCCGCCATCCGGCCCAGCCTGTGACGGCACCTGCGCCTGGCGCGTGGACTGCCAGCGCACGTTGACGCTGCCCGGTTTGAGAGGGGCACCCGGAATCACACCACTGACAACACCACCAGCGTCGGGCAAGGCAGTAAGCGGTGTGTCTACATCGAACGCCGCCTGGTCGTACACAAACCCAACTGCGCTACCGCTATCGGGAGTGGCCACCAGCAACAGCGAGACCTGACCGCTGCCATAAGCCACGGTGCCGGTGCCGGCATCGCCAGACAGCGTGCCATCGCCGTTGTCAGTCATGCCCTGCTCAACGCCCGCAATCATCACCGTCACGGCAAGCGTGCCGGGCTCGATACCCTCATGCGGTAGCTGGTGCTCTACCCGGATAAGCGGGGCCGCGCCTGCGCCAACGTGGGTTTGCAGGTTGTCGTCAATCTGCCCCACGTAGGCATACACCAGGCTGGTACCCACATCCGGCAGGGCGTTGAGGCTGATGCTCACAGCGCCACTGGCAAAGTCCACGGTGCCGCTGCCCTCCCCGGCCAGCTCGCCGTTGCCCAGGTCACGCAGCTCATACCACTTGCCCAAGGCCATAAAGCTGACCGACAACGTGCCAGGGCGCGGCTTGGCATCTGCCAGATTCAAGGTGTAGGCAAAGCCGCGGCTGCCCAGCGTGATCTCAACCTCACCGGTGATGGACTGCCCGGTGATCGACGCCGCCGGCACATAGGAGGCATTGGCCGTGCCGGTGAACGTGGTTGGCCGGTAGGCGTTGACCTCGCCGGTCTCATAATCAACAGTGATACGCGTGAAGCTGTTAGTGCCGCTGCGGTGGGTCAGCTCGCCCTGGCCGTTGTCGGCATACACGCCGCTGGCAATGCTGAGTGAAACCGACTGCAGAGCCGCACCCGTTGTCAGAAACGCCCTGCTCTGGCCCGCAGTGACCTGCACAAAAGCGAGCGCTACCGTGCGGGCGTTCGGGCTGGAGGCCACGGTGTAACGCTTGCGCGCACCGCCCAGCTGATTGACCAGCGCGCTCTCACGCGTCGCGCTGGGTACCAGGTGGGCATACACCGACTCCACATTCAGCGTCAGGTCGCCTGCTGTTACCGGCTGGGCCAACGCGCTAATGCCGGCGTAGCGAGAGGCGTCCGCCACCTGCGTAGACAACACACTGGCCTTTGGCTCGCCGCTCAAGTTGTTCGCCGTGGTGCCGGTTGGGTGTGCCTGTCCGCCGGGATACTTGCGCTCCAGCGGTGAGCTGATACTCAACGCCAGGCGCCGGCGGGTA